TGTGATCTTCATCATGAAGGGCAAAGTCTAAGATACACAGATTTCGCACAAGATTTTTGTGCAGGTTATGGCTCTACATTTCCTTGCTATCACAGCGCTTCAGAGTGATATATGTACATGCCAAAGGAAAAGGCAAACAAGCACAAAGCAAGGAGGACAAAGCCATGACGAACATTTTTGAAGAAACCTACAACACCATCGCAGAAGCAAAGAAAGCCTACAAGGCAGCCACCACCGCAGAGGAGAGGGACACCGCAAGGGATACGGCGAAGGCAGCCGAGGATCGGATCATTGAGATGGGCGACATTGCCTGCAAGGTTTGGAGAGCCTACGAGAAATCAAGAGACAACGAGAACGAGATCCTCGACTTCGACGACATCATCTGGGACCGGGATGTGGAAGCCCTCACCACCTGCATGAAGGAGAACGGCATCAAGGCCTTCACCTACTCCTGCAGGGCAACGGATGCAATCGAAACCTTATGGCTTTTTAAAGAAGCAGGCTGCACGATCGGCGAGATGGTTGAGGTCAACCTCCGGAAGGACTTCTACGGCAAAGGCTACGAAAAAGGCCACGCCTTCAAGATGATGCTGAACTAAAACGGCAAAAGGAGGAAGCCCCGCAAAAGGGGCCTCTTCCTCGTACAAAATCCACAGATTCCGGGGCTGATCTTTGTGACACATATCCGGCGGATCTCCTTGCTATATCACGCCCGTAGAGTGATATATGTACATGCCAAAGGAAAAGGCAAACAAATACAAAGCAAGGAGGAGCAAAAAATGTGGCACAAGGGAAGCATCAAAATTAAAAGCCAGATATTCACCTACAGCGCGAAGGTCTACGGGCATCCGAGCGAGGACTACGGAATTGAGGGCGGCAAGATCAGCAAGCTTGAGATCCGCTTCGGAGACTTCCCGGTCGCAAGATACGACAGGGGCTGGGACATCGAGCCGGAGACGGAAAACGCACAGCTTGCGCTCCTTGCCATCCTGCACAACTTCAACTGAAAAGAAAACGCTGAACAGAAAGCAAATAAGTTAAATCCGGGAGGAGAGCCACACGGCTCTTTCTCTCGTTCACATATACCGCATTACACATACACCACATGGGACAGGATCGCTTCGGCGGTCCTTTTTTGATGGACAGAAAGGAGGTGTTCCCTATGGCAACCAGAGGAAGAAAGCCAACTCCAACTGCAATCAAGGAGCTGGAAGGAAATCCCGGGAAAAGAAAACTGAATGAGAATGAGCCAAAGCCAGAGCGGAAAGCACCTGCCTGTCCGAAGTGGCTCGATAAGGACGCCAGAAAGGAATGGCATAGGCTGGCAAAGAAGATGGAAGCCATCGGTGTCCTCACCGAAGTTGATATGGCTGCCTTTGCCGCATACTGCCAGTCCTATGCGAGATGGAAGGAAGCCGAGGAGTTCATCACCGAGCACGGCACTCTTGTCCGGACACCTTCTGGCTACTGGCAGCAGGTCCCGCAGGTCTCCATCGCGCAGACCTACATGAAGCAGATGGGAAAGTTCGCGACCGAGTTCGGTCTGACTCCGGCGTCCCGTTCCCGCCTGATCGCGGATGCCGGGAAGACAGCACCGGGAGATGAGATGGAGGAGCTGTTGGGAGGTGACGTAGATGGCAGTTGAAAAGCGGCCTGTAGATATGCCAAAGCTGACCGATTATCAGCCGACAAAGTTCATGCTTCCAACGTCCCACTATGATGCGGCGAAAGCGGACCGGGCGGTGAAGTTCATCGAAATGCTCCGCCATACCAAAGGCAAGTGGGCCGGAAAACTCTTCTGGCTCCTCCCTTGGCAGGAGAAAATTATCCGGGATCTCTTTGGAATCGTAAAGCCCGACGGAAACCGGCAGTTCCGGACAGCCTATATCGAGATTGGCAAGAAGAATGGAAAGTCAGAGCTTGCTGCTGCGGTTGCTCTGTATCTCCTGTACGCAGACAACGAGCCTTCGGCTGAAGTCTATGGTGCCGCTGCAGATCGCCAGCAGGCTTCTATCGTTTTTGATGTCGCCCACCAGATGGTAAACATGACACCGGCGCTACTCAAGCGCTCCAAGATCATGGCAGCCAGCAAGCGGATTGTGAACTACTCGAACGCCGGATTCTACCAGGTGCTTTCTGCAGAGGTGGGAACAAAACATGGACTGAATGTTTCTGGTCTTGTGCTAGACGAGGTTCATGCGCAACCGACACGAAAGCTGTATGACGTTCTAACCCAAGGCTCCGGTGATGCGAGAGAGCAGCCGCTATATTTCCTGATTACTACCGCCGGAACCGATAAGAATTCGATCTGCTACGAGCTTCACCAGAAGGCAAAAGACATCCTCTCCGGGCAGCGTGTGGATCATACGTTTTATCCAGTCGTCTACGGATTGGAAGATGATGAGGATTGGCACGATGAGAAGAACTGGTACAAAGCAAATCCAAGTCTCGGGCAGACGATTGACATTGAACGTGTCCGGGAGCATTACCACGAGGCAATGGAAAATCCGGCGGAGGAGGCGGTGTTTAAGCAGCTCCGACTCAACATGTGGGTATCTTCAACGACCGCCTTCATTCCGGAGCAGGTCTTTGATCAGGGCAATGAGCCGATTGATCTGGACAGTCTCCGGGGAAGGGAATGTTACGGTGGACTCGACCTTTCGAGCACCGGCGACATCACCGCACTGGTTCTGATGTTCCCGCCGAGGGATGAGAGGGAGAAGTACATCTGCCTGCCATTCTTCTGGGTCCCGGAAGACACCATCCCGATCCGGGTGAGAAGGGCATCTGTCCCCTACGATGTCTGGGTGAAGCAGGGATATATGAAGGCGACGGAAGGAAATGTGATCGACTACAACTTCATCGAGAAGTTCATCCTGGATCTCTACAAGATTTACAACATCAAGGAAATCGCGGTCGACAGATGGAATGCGACCCAGCTCATCATCAATCTTCAGGATGACGGCTTGACGATGGTGCCATTTGGACAGGGCTTCAAAGATATGTCCGCCCCGACCAAGGAGTTCTACAAGCTGATGATGGAAGGAAAGATCATCCACGGTGGCAATCCGGTCCTTCGGTGGATGGCCCTGAATGTGGTCGTGGACCGGGATGCTGCCGATAACATCAAGCCGACCAAGGCGAAATCACCGGAAAAGATCGACGGTATCGTTGCATCAATCATGGCGCTGGATCGCTGTATCCGGCAGGAACAAGCAGAGAGCGTTTACGACAGCCGAGGGCTGATCACATTTTGATGGAGGAAGGATCGATGGGATTTAAGGATTTATTTCACAGAAGGAAGGCGAGAGCGGATCCAAAGGATTCAACATCCGGCAGTGTCTACCGGGCCTACTATGGACACACGTCTTCTGGCAAGACCGTGACAGAACGAAGCTCCATGCAGGTGACTGCGGTTTATGCCTGTGTCCGGGTGCTTGCAGAGGCCGTGGCAAGCCTGCCCTTACATCTCTACAAAGAGGAGGATGGGAGCAAGGTGAAGGCAACAGATCATCCGCTGTACTTTCTTCTTCACAGTGAGCCGAATGAAGAGATGACGGCTTACACCTTTTGGGAGACGCTCCTCACACACCTTCTCCTGTGGGGTAATGCCTATGTGCAGATTATCCGGAATGGGAAGGGCGAGATCACAGCACTGTATCCCCTGATGCCAAATCGCATGACCGTAGACCGGGATGAGAACGGTCACATCTATTATCAGTACCTCTGGTCCAAGGGATCCGATGCACCGACGATGAAAGAGACGATCGTCAAGCTCTCTCCTCATGAGGTGATGCAGATCCCGGGCCTTGGCTTTGATGGCCTTGTGGGATACAGCCCGATTGCGATGGCAAAGAACAGCATAGGTCTTTCGATGGCCTGCGAAGAATACGGCAGTAAGTTCTTTGAGAACGGAGCCGCGCCATCCGGTGTCCTCGAGCATCCCGGCGTCCTGAAGGATCCGGAGAAGGTACGGGATAGCTGGCAGGCAGCCTTTGGCGGCAGCCAGAATGCCGGGAAGGTGGCAGTCCTCGAAGAGGGCATGAAGTATTCGCCGATCTCCATCAATCCGCAGGAGGCACAGTTTCTGGATACCCGAAAGTTTCAGATCGATGAGATTGCCAGGATCTTCCGGGTGCCGCCGCACATGATTGGAGATCTCGAACATGCGACTTTTTCTAACATTGAGGAACAGTCGCTGGAATTCGTGACGTACAGTCTGCAGCCGTGGCTTGCCAGAATCGAGTCTGCGATCTCAAGGTCGCTTCTTACCCCGGAGGAGAAGAAGATCTACTATGCGCGTTTCAACGTGGATGGTCTTCTTCGCGGCAACTATGAGAGCCGCATGCAGGGATACGCGACTGGCATCAGTAACGGCTTTTTGTGTGTGAACGATGTCCGGCGCTTAGAGAACATGGATCTTGTCCCAGACGAAGAGGGCGGGAACCTGTTCCTTGTAAATGGATCGATGACGCCTTTGAAATCGGCAGGAGCGGCCTACCAGACTTCCGGTGGTGGAAGTGATCCTCCGGAGCAGGATGAGCCCGATGAAGAGCCTGAGAAGAAGCAGGAGGATCCAGAGCAGGAGCCGGAAGAAGATACCAAGAACAAAAAGCCCCTAAGAAGGGGAAGGAGGAACACATGAACAAGTTTTGGAAGTGGGTGCGGAACAAGGCACCGGATGGAGAAGATCCGGACTTTGCTGCACGCACGCTGTTTTTAAACGGAACCATCGCTTCGGAGAGTTGGTTTGACGATGACGTCACGCCAGCTCTTTTTAAGTCTGACCTTGATTCCGGGAAAGGACCGATCACGGTCTGGATCAACTCTCCGGGCGGTGATGTCTGGGCGGCGGCACAGATCTACAACATGCTTCTGTCCTACGACGGAAAGGTCACCGTGAAGATCGACGGCCTTGCAGCATCGGCAGCATCGGTCATTGCTATGGCAGGAGATGAGGTTCTTGTAAGCCCGGTGTCGATGCTGATGATTCACAACCCGTCCACGATGGCAATGGGGGACAAGGATGATCTTGCGCAGGCCATCTCGATGCTCGATTCCGTGAAGGAATCCATCCTGAATGCCTACGTCAAGAAGACCGGGCTCTCGAAGAACAAGCTCAGTAAGCTCATGGACGATGAGACCTGGATGGATGCGAGCAAGGCAGTGGAGCTTCATTTTGCAGACCGTGTGATGGAGCGGCCGGATCTCTATCGCAGTGAGCAGGAAGAGAAACCTGTGGAGACGGAAGAAGAGATGGATCCGGAGGAGGGGACACAGGAGAGTAAGTCCGGTGAGGATACTTCTGAAAAGATCCCTGACAAAAATGGAACGGAAGAGAACCATGACAAAATTGGAACCGGCTTTCTTTATTCCAGTCGTCAGATGGCGGCTGCATTCACCAACAAGGTGAAGGAACACTACAAGGTTAGAAACAAGGCACAGGATGGTTCTGATGCCGAAAGCAAAGTAGAGGAAGGCCGGAGCGTGGATGCTCTGATGGATCGCCTGAATCTGCTGCACACGATGATGTGAGGAGGAGAACACAATGAACGTACAGGATTTGATTGCAAAGAGAGCAAGAGCGTGGGAGGCAGCAAAGGCCTTCCTCGAATCGCACAGGGGAGAGAACGGCGTTCTTTCTGCTGCAGATGGAGAAACGTATGACCGCATGGAAAAGGAGATCACGGATCTTACGAAGGAGATCGATCGCCTGAACCGTCAGGCTGCCATTGAGGCACAGCTGAGCCAGCCGACCTCTGCTCCGCTTTCCAACATGCCGACCAGCACCGGCGAGAAGGTCAAGAAGGGCCGTGCTTCCGACCAGTATGCCAAGGATATGCTGACCGCCATGCGCACGAACTTCCATCAGGTTTCCGACATCCTGCAGGAGGGTGTGGATGCCGATGGTGGATACCTCGTTCCGGAGGAGTGGGACAACCGCCTCATCGATGTCCTGAATGAAGAGAATATCATGCGGGGCCTTGCAACCCACATCACGACTTCCGGCGAGCACAAGATCAACATCGCAGGAGCCAAGCCGACGGCAGCATGGATTGAAGAGGGCGGTGCACTGCAGTTTACCGACGCGAAGTTCGGACAGAAGATTATGGACGCCCATAAGCTCCATGTGGCGGTGAAGGTGACCGAGGAGCTTCTGTATGACTCCATGTTTGACCTTGCAAGCTACATCACCAACCAGTTCGGAATCGCCATCGCCAATGCCGAGGAGGATGCTTTCTTAAACGGCGATGGGAAGGGAAAGCCCACCGGTCTCTTTGATGAGACAAACGGCGGTACGGTCGCAAAGACTCTCACCGGCACCAAGCTTGGCACTGACGATGTGTTGGATCTGGTCTACGCCCTGAAGCGTCCGTACCGGAAGAAGGCATCGTTCATCATGAACGACCAGACCCTTGCAGCTCTCCGAAAGCTCAAGGACAACAACGGCGCCTACATCTGGCAGCCGTCCTATCAGGCAGGGGAGCCGGACAGACTTCTTGGCTATGCGGTTCATACCAGCGCCTTTGCACCGGAGCTTGCCGCCGGGAAGCCTGTGATGGCCTTTGGTGACTACAGCTACTACAACATCGGTGATCGCGGCAGTCGTTCCATGCAGGAGCTTCGTGAGCTCTTTGCCGGAAATGGCATGATCGGGTATGTCGCCAAGGAGCGTGTTGATGGTCTTCTGGTTCTTCCGGAGGCCGTGCAGATCCTGAAGGCTGGAGCATCTGCCTGATCTGTAACAGGAACAAGGTAACGATGAGAGCTCAGAGTGTCAAAGCTCTGGGCTTTCTTTGTGATTCGAAGGGAGGACAGGATGATCACGCTGGAGGAAGCAAAGAAATATCTCCGGGTTGACGCAAACGATGAGGACGATGTGATCCAGCAGGAACTGGACGCTGCCGAGAGCCTTGTGGCATCGGTGCTCCGAAAGGAAAGCCTCGAAGATGAGAACAGTCCGATTGTCGTTGTGGCAGTCCTTTATGCCCTGGCCTATCTTAACGAACACCGGGAGGAAGCGGATCATCACGCCCTGACCATCACGCTTCGAAACCTCCTCTTCGGAGAACGGGATGCCAGGTTCTGATGGAGGTGCGGGATGAATATCGCAGCAATGAATGTAAGGCTTACGATCCAGAAGAATGAGGTCATCAAAGACAAGTATGGGAACCATACCAACACCTGGACAGACTTCTACACCTGCTGGGCAACACCGGTACAGAGCGGAGGATCCGAAAAACAGGAAGCGGGAACAACAAACAGCACCGATGCGATCGACTTTACCGTCCGGTATGCAAAGTGTCTCGATGGCTTGGATTCTACAAAGATCCGGATCCGGCTGGGAGACAATATCTACAACGTGACCGCCATTAACCCGATGGGATTTCAAAAACGGAGCCTGAAGTTTAAGTGTGAGAAGGTGAAGCGATGAAGGTGAAAGTAGATGACCTTGCAAAGACTGTCGAGCAAATACTCTCGGACTATGCCGACGATGTGAACGACATCGTAAAGCAGGAGATCAAGGATGCCGGGAAAGAAGCTGTGAAAGAGCTGAAGGAGAAGTCGCCAAAGCGCACCGGAAAGTACGCAAAAAGATGGCGATCTACCGTCCAGAAGGAGACGGCGGTTGGCGCAGAAGTGGTTGTTCACAATAAGATCTATGGGCTGACACACCTCTTGGAGAAAGGCCATGCCAAGCGTGGAGGCGGAAGGGTTGCGGGCATCCCGCACATCGCTCCGGTCGAAGAAGAGATCACCGGGAAGCTGTCAGGTGAGATTGAGAAGGAATTAAAGAGCTGAGGATGGGAGGAAGCAATGGATAAGATCATAAAGATTCTGGAAGAACTGGAGAAGCAGGGCATCCCTTATGCCTATGATCACTTTGCGGAAGGGGAAGGGCCGGATCCTCCCTTTCTCTGCTTCCGCTGTCCGAACAGCGACAACTTCGCTGCGGATGGAACCGTGTATTTCCCGATCACAGAGATCGACATCGAGCTCTACACGGATAAGAAGGATCCGGAGATAGAAAAGAGACTGGAAGATCAGCTGATCCAAAGCGGGATCTTCTTTGAAAAGACAGAGACCTGGATAGATTCTGAGAAGCTCTACGAGGTCCTGTATTCATTTGAACAGGAGGCCTGAAATGGCAAGTAAAAAGAACAAGGTCAAGTACAACCTGAAAAACGTACATTATGCCATCGCGACGATTGCGGAGGATGGGACCGCCACCTTTGCAGACCCGGTTGCGTGGCCGGGTGCGGTATCTCTCTCGCTGGATGCACAGGGAGACCAGACGATCTTCTGGGCGGATGGCGTGCAGTACTATGTCACGAATGCAAACAGTGGCTACAACGGTGACTTCGAGTCTGCGATGGTTCCGGAGGACTTCCGCGAGAACGTGCTGGGAGAGATCAAGGATGGAAACGGGGTCCTGATTGAAGATGCGGATGCCCAGCCCATTCACTTTGCCCTTCTCTTTGAGTTTGACGGCGATGTGAATGAGATCCGCCACGTCATGTATAACTGCACGGCAACAAGACCCTCTGTGGCATCCAGCACCAAGGAGGACTCCATCGAGGTACAGACCGAGAGCCTGACGATTAACGCCACCAGCATCAAGGATGCGACACTTGGCAAGAACATCGTCAAGGCCCGTTCCGGTGCAGACACAACGGATGCGACCTACCAGAACTGGTATAGCAAGGTTTACACACCTGCTGCAGGGAAAGCATCTGGAGGTTCTTCTGCGTCTGGCGGTAGTACTACACCTTCGACAACGACAAGTTCCAGCAAGTGATAAGGAGGCATTCATATGTATCAGGAAATATCCCTCCGGCTTACTGATGGGTCGGAGCAGAAGTTCCCGTTTCTTGCAACGGGAACCACAGCATATCGTTATAAGCAGGTCTTCCACCAGGATCTCATGATCCTCTTAAACAAGATGGAGAACAGCGAGGACGACCAGACCGACATGACGGTCGGTGACAAGTTGGCCTTCATCATGAATGCACAGGCAGAGAAGCGTGACATGAATAAGCTGAATGAGGATGCCTTCCTCGAATGGGCAGATCAGTTTGACGGAGCGGAACTCTTTCTTCACATGCAGGAGTTCGTCACGCTCTACCTTGGATCAAGGAGAACAAGTTCGAAACCAAAAAAAGAAGCCGCCCAACGGAGCGGGAAGTAAACACGGCAGTGTTCCTCCTGAGGGCGAAGCAGATGGGACTGACACTGTCTGAGCTGGAAGAGCTGGATGAGGGGACTGTGATGGATATGATCATTGAATCCGGGAACGACCTCTGTGACGATGAGTACCGGCAGGTGGCAACTCAGGAGGATTTCGATTCGTTTTAATTCGCATCAGGGGACTGATGCTTTTTTCATGCCATGAAGGGAGGAGAACGCTATGGCTGATCGAATTAAAGGCATAACCATTGAGCTGGACGGCGATACGACCAAGCTCTCCAATGCCCTGAAAGGCGTGAACAAGGAGATCCGGGATACCCAGTCGAATCTTAAGGACGTGAACAAGCTTCTCAAGATGGATCCGGGCAATGCAGATCTTCTGGCACAGAAGCAGAAGTACCTGACCGAAGCGATCGATGCGACAAAGAAAAAGCTTTCCGAGGAGAAGGAAGCCCTTGCCCAGCTTAAGGCTGGTCCTCAGACTGAGGAGACGCAAAAACAGCAGGAAGCTCTGACCCGGGAGATCGAAGCGACCAAGCAGTCGCTGGAAGGACTCGAGGACGAGTATAAGAAGTTTGGCTCTGTTGCCGGACAGCAGCTTCAGGTTGCCGGGGACAAGATGAAAGAAGTCGGCGGGAAGATCAGTGATGTGGGAGAAGGACTCACCAAAGGCATCACGGTTCCTGTTGCTGCGGTTGGTGCCGCCTCGGTTGCCGCGTGGAAGGAAGTCGATGAAGCGCTCGATACCGTGACGCAGAAAACAGGCGCAAGCGGTGCAGCCCTTGAGGATATGCAGAAGCGTGCCAAGTCGATCGCGGAGACCATTCCGACAGACTTTCAGACTGCTGGGGATGCCGTTGGCGAGGTGAACACGAGGTTTGGACTCACCGGGGATGCCTTGGAGGATCTTTCTAAGAAGTTCGTGGAGTTTGCAACCCTCAACAGCACGGATGTCAGCACCTCGGTCGATAACGTATCTTCCGTCCTCAATGCTTTCGGGCAGTCATCCGATGATGCCGGGAACCTCCTCGATGCTTTGAATCAGGTCGGTCAGGCAACCGGTGTGTCGATGGATACGCTCTCGCAGGATCTTTCTAAAAATGCCGCACAGTTCCAGTCCATGGGCCTTTCTGCCGAGCAGGCCGCTGGCTTCATGGGCGCTGTGGAGATGTCTGGTTTGGATACCTCGACGATGCTCACTGGGCTTACCAAGGCACAGAAGACCGCAACAAAGAATGGACAGTCCTTAAGTGATGCGTTGAAGGATTTCTCCAAAACCATGAACAGCAATGCCTCTGATACCGAGAAGCTGCAGGCAGCCTACGACCTTTTTGGCTCTCGTGCCGGTGGCGCGATCTACAATGCGGTGCAGACGGGAAAGCTCTCCTTAAGCGACCTCTCTACCACGTTGGGAGATTATGCGGGGTCTGTGGAGAGTACGTTCAATGAGACGCTGGATCCTTTGGACCAGATGACGGTTGTGATGAACAACTTAAAAGATCTCGGTGCGGAGATTGTGGATGCATCGGCACCGATGATCACAGAAGCCATGACCCAGATCAAAGATGTGGTGATGGCTCTCAAAGGCGCGTGGGATGGATTGTCTCCTGGCATGCAGGAGGCAATCGTCAAAGCTGCACTCATCGCTGCCGCTGTCGGTCCGGTCGTCGTTGGTGTCGGCAAGGTTGTCACCGCTGTGGGTTCCGTCACAAGTGTGATCGGAAAGCTGGTTGGTTTTCTTTCCACAACGGCGATCCCGGCGATCACAGCAGTTTCCGTTCCGATTCTTCCAATCATCGCTATCATCGCGGCGGTGGTGGCTGCTGTAGTCGCGGTCATTGAGATCGTGAAGCACTGGGGAGAAATCTCTGAGTGGTTCGGCGGCGTCTGGTCTACCGTTTGCTCTGGTGTACAGAGCATTGGTGAAGGACTCGGCGACTTCTTTTCCGGCCTCTGGGCTGGAATCCAGTCTGTGACGGAGACTGTGTGGAATGGCATTAGCGGCTTCTTCACAGGACTCTGGGAAGGGATCAGCACGACAGCTACCACGGTCTTTACTGGCATTTCGGATTTTCTCGGAAATACCTGGTCGACCATCAGCTCCGTTGCCTCCACCACATGGAACGGCATCACGACGACGCTTTCCGGTGTGTGGGACGGGATCAAGACGACAGCAGGTACGACCTTTGATAACGTCAAAACCACAATCAGTACCGCGTGGGATACCGTAAAGACGGACACCGGGAATGCGTGGGATGCGATTCAGTCGTCCATCGATCAGCACGGCGGCGGGATCAAGGGCATCATCGGAACGGCTGTGGATGCTTACAAGTCGATCTGGGAGGCGGGCTTTACTACCATCAACAATCTCACAGGCGGCAAGCTTGGCGATGCGCTTTCTGCCGCACAGGGGAAACTTGGAGCAATACGGAATGCTTTCTCCTTCATGATCGAAAATGCCAAGAGCATTGTAAGCGGTGGCCTGAGCAGGATCAGCGGATTCTTCTCTGGCTGCCATCTGGAGCTTCCGCATATCAAGCTCCCGCACTTTTCGATCAGCGGTAAGCTCTCCATTGATCCGCCGTCGGTTCCGCACCTGTCGGTCAGCTGGTACCGGAAGGCAATGGATGATGCCTATCTCTTAAACAGCCCGACGATCTTCGGCGCTGCAGGTGGAAGACTCCTTGGAGGCGGTGAAGCCGGGCAGGAAGCTGTGGTTGGTACGGATAAGCTTGCGGAAATCGTACGGGGAGCTCTCGCAGGAGTAGGTGGCGGTGACATCATTATCCCGGTCTATATCGGGCAGGAGCGGATTGATGAGATCGTCGTCCGGGCGACCCAGCGGAGCAACTATCGGTCAGGAGGTCGATGATGCATGTTAAGTGATTACCCAATCTACTTTGACGATGTAAAGCTCTTCACACCGGAAAGCTGGGAGGAGAGCTATTCTGTTGTGGAGAGTACCAATCAGACCGAGGCAGGAACGGATCAGGTCATTGTCACCAGGTATGACAAGCTGTCCGTCTCTGCCTCTTTTCCATGTTCAAGCCGATGGGCAGCGAGGTTCGCGGAGTTCCGAGATAAGGATTCGATACAGGTAAAGCTCTATGATCTGAAGACGCAGGGTTACAAGACAAGAACCATGCGGATGCGGAACTTCAAGACCGGACCGGAGAAACATTCAGAGAAGACAAGAGGGACGAATGGACTCTATACCGTAACTTTTGATCTTGAAGAATTCTAAGCGAGTGATGAGACAGCGGGAAAGGAGGGCTGTGGAATGTAC